GTTGATGTTCAGCAGCCCGAACCCTGTGCCGCCAATGTCAATCCCGCTGAACGTCGGGCGGCTGGTCGTCTTGACGACTTGATCGAACCAGTCACCGAACGTCGGGCTGCCGACAAGGGTAATCACCTGATCCGTCAAGTCGTTGACGTTGAAATACAGCGCGCGATCGGAGGTGTAGGTGCCAGACGCACCCAGCCGCAAGCGGCCCGCCGTGGGACTTTGGATATACAGACCCGCATTCGGCACGACGACGCCCGTGGACTGCAACGCGCTGTTGAACGTCTGGAACGCGGTGAAGGTGTTGGCGACGTTCGTGAAGGCGATGTTGGCCGGGAGGGTCTGCGGCAAGGTGACCGGGGCCGTCACCGTGACCGTGAAGCCATTGACGGTCAGGAGTCCAGTCGTCACTCCCGCGAATGTCGGGAACGCCGTCGTTCGGACGTCCTGATTGAACCAGTTGCCAAGCGTGGGGCTGCCGACGAAATCAATCGTGCGGTTCGCGTTGCCCAGATTGAGCCGCAGGAACCGATTGTTCGTCATCGTCTCGGCCGTCTCGAAGCCGACGAAATTCACCCCGCCCGCATCGCGAAACCCCAACCGCGCGTTTCCGAAAATCTGCTGGAAACTTGGGGACCACGCGTTGTTGACGTCGATGTAGGCGATATTGATCGGGAGCGTGGGCGAGGGCGTGATGGGCACACCGCCGACCAGCACCTCGTCGGCCGCCACGGAATGCACGAACAGGTTGTTCCACCGCCGCGTCGTCCGACCGAGGCTATAGCCGAGGTCGACGCCCGGAATGACGTCGTGCATCAGCCCATTTAGCAGCCCATCGGTGATCTGCGAAATCTCACCCTGCACACTGTTCATGTGCTCGGCGAAGATCGTGTCCCCGTCGAGTCGGGTGGGAAACGAGGCGGCGACCGTTGGATACATCGGCATCAGAGTTTCTTCTTCGGGTTCTTCTTCAGGTCCGCAATCATCCTCTTGAATTCGTCCTGCGTGAAGGCGGGTTTCTTGGACGACAGGGCCGCTTCAGCCGAGAATTCTGACCCCGGCGGGTGCAGCAACTGCTCCGTGGCCGTCTTAGGCCGTGTCCGGGTTTTCAGTTGCGTGGACACATCCTTCATCTTCGCGGGGTCCAGAATCAGCTCGTACTCGATCGGCAGACCGGGCGCGAGGAAGGATTCCGGGGTCGCCTTGCCCTGCATCAGAATCGACCGAGGTTCGCCGTTGCTGAAGAAATCGGCCGTGCGCGGGGACCCGCTGAACCCGCGCGGGCCAATCTGACTGAACGGGCCCTGTGCCGCCTGCTGTTCGGTCTTGAGCCGAATCGTGCGGAACATCCGGGGTTCTTCTTTGAGAATCGGCTCGGACATCTGCTTCAGCAGAGCGGAATAGTCCGGGTGGTTCTTGATGGCCTCGATGTAGTCCTTCAGGTATCTCAGGACTTCGTTCGACCCCGAGGACGCGTCCACGTATTTGTCCCACTTCGCCATGATGCTGTTCGGCATCGCATCGCGGGCCTTTTTGATGAACTCCCAGAGCGGCTTCTTGGCGAACGCCGCACCGACCGCCGCCGGGCCCTGCATCGGATTGAGTAAATCCGAGGGGTCCGACTGCATCTCGGAGAGTTGTTTCGACAGCCACGCCCACACCTGCTGCAGCGGCATCGGGGTCTTGTTGACCACCGAGGGCGAGTAGGGCTTGACGATCGGATTCGGTTTCTTCGCGATCTTGATGCCAGCCATCGCTACGTCTTGATGATGTAGTTCATCACCATGCACGGCGGGTTATTCGCGCTGGTCGAACCGCCGGGGTCCGCTGCCACGGTGCCCGTGAGGCCCGGCGCGGACGCGCCCGTGTTCCCCGTGAGCGCGGGAGCCGCCGCGCCAGTTGAGCCGGTCACCGGGCCAGACGAGGCCGCATCGACCGACCCCTGCACCGAGGCGAACACCGTATCCGCTGACAGCGAGAAGCCATGCACATGCTCCCCTACGGTGTCGGAATTCACATTGAACGAGTGGTGGTGAATGCCCGCGAGGCTAGTGTTCTTGCCCCCGGAATATGCCGCGCCGAAGCTCGACCCCGAATCGGCTCCCTGTCCGGTGAAATCTACCGCGTGCTGATGGTCGCCCGCCCCGCTCGTATCGCCAGCGACGTTATGACTGTGTGCTCCACCACCCCCGATGTTTCCGGAAATGGTGTGCCCATGATTGAACGTCATGGCTGACGCCGTGTGAGCGTGGCTGCCACCCGTCAATCCCCCCGCCGGGTGCGAATGCGACTCGACAGCCAGCGACCCGACCGAATGCGCGTGCGATGCGACCGCCAAGGACCCCGCCCCGTGCCCATGCGCGGGCGTCGAATGCGTGTGATCCCACGCACCAAACACGGCTCCGAAGGTCGAGGTCGGTCCCGAGGCCGCCCGGCCGAGAATGAAGCGTTGCTGAAGATTCGGCAGGTTGAACGTGGTCGATCCATCGCCAGGCCCGTAGAACGTGGAGATGTAGTTGAACAAGTTGAGATACGTCGTTCGCGAGACGGCCGACCCATCGCAGATCAAATACCCCGGTGGCGAGAATGCGGGCACAGCGGTAGCGAAAATCGATCCCGTCGGCACCTGTGCTCCACCGCCGCCGACCGCGACCACCTCGTTGACCCACTGACCAGAGCGGAACACGAGCATCTGGCCCTCGACCGGGCCGGTCAGGGTCACATCGAGCAGGTCATTGAGGTTGGCGACACCGCCACCGGGCAGCGTGATGGCCTTGTTGATCCACTGGCCGGTCGTGAAGTCGAACGTGAGGACTTCGCCATTGGCCGGAGCCGGGACATTGACGTTCGTCAGGTCGTTCAGGACGCCCGCGACCGGCACGCCACTCAGCCCAGAGCCATCCCCCACGAAGCCGGGGGCCGTGATGGGGCCGCCCGCCGTAATGCCGCCTCCGGCCGTGATACCGCCGCCAATCTGGGCACTTCCACCCAGATTCAGGTTCCGCCACTTCCGGGTGGCGTTGCCGAGGTCGTAGAAGTTCGTGACGGCCGGAATCAGGTGGTGCGCCAGCCCATTCAGCAGGTTGTCGGTGAGGACGATGACCTCATCCTGCAGATCGTTGACGTGCTGGGCCTCGATCGTGTCGCCGTTCTGTTTGGCCGTGAAGCTGGCGGGCGCGGACGGATATTGAGCCATCGGTCACCTACTCCGTGAGCGTCCGAATGACGGGTTCCGGCACCGCACCGAACCCATAACTGAACAGCTTGAACCGCGACCCACCGTTGAAGGTCAGCCGCAGGAAGAAATCGGTCCCGTCCGCAGGCAGCGGGAACATCAAGGCCCGCTTCCGACGGCCGAGGGACCCATACGGGGAGGCCCCGTAGATGGCCGTCCCATAGACCGCCACGTTGGCCGCCACGCCGAACACCTGCGTGTTGATCAGGCGGCCATTCACGAACAATTCGACCGTCAGCGTGCCCTCGGCTGGCTGGTATTCGATGAACCCGTGAATGAGCATCGTCTCGCGAAACTGCGTGGTGAAGGCCGCCGTCGTGAATACCGACACCATCGGGGCCCCGCCGAGAATCGCGCCCTTCTGGTCCTCGTTGAGGATGCCCCCAAGCTTCGGCCATGTCAGCAACCGGCCAAAGTTGCCGACCGTGGGCTCGTTCCCGTTGAACGGAATGAAGCCCGCGTTGTCCTTGGTCGTCGTCACCCACGCTTCTTCACCGCGCGCCTTCATCCGGATGAGGTCGAGGAGGTATTCCCCCGGCACCCCGAGCGGGTAGATGCGCGGCACGCCCACGTGCACCTGACTCAGGCGTTCGAACAAGGTCACCGCGATTTTCCCGAGGATGCTCGGCGCGGTGTTGATCACCATGTCGTGCCAGCCGGTCTGAATGTCGGCTGAGATGTTGGTGTCCTGTGACCCGTTGAACAGGTAGACCCCATCGGACCCAGCGTGAATGACCCCCGCCTCGACCGAAATCGACGCGCGCGGCCCGAACGCCCCGGTTTCGACCGAGAGCGCAGGCCGCACATCCAGCTCGAGCGTCGTCGGCATCGAGAGCAGGAAGATCCCGTGCGCGCCCAGCAGCGAGAGGATGTCGCCAATCGGCGTGGACGCCCTGAGTTCGTCGCCGCGAATCATCGGCAGGTCTATGAAGTAGTCCACCGGCCACATCTGGGGCTGGAACACCTCCGAGAAGTGCAGCCGGTTCATGACGGTCGGGTGAAACGCCCACCACCGGTTGCGCCAGAAGAACCCGTAGCGGAACGCCTCGGGCAAGTCCGCATCGAGCGGCGGCGGCAGGGCCAGTCCCGAGGGCGGCAGGCTGAAACTGGCCGTCCAGAGCGTCACGCTGTCGGTGTTGGTGGTCGAGGTGACCGACCGACGCAGGATCTGCCCGGTCGTCAGGTTCCGAGCGTAGACATCGATCGTGTCCACCTTCGGGTCGTCAGACCCGAAGCCCTGCACCTGAATGGTCTGGTTCGGGGCGGTGACCACGATGGTCGCGCGCGGCGATTCGTTCGACTCATGGACGAGGTTGATGTTGAACGCGGCCGACGTGCGGAAGGTATACGTGACCTCGTACTCGTTCGCGGTGAGCAGCGAACCGCCCGCCAACAGCGACAAGGTGGGGGCAGTGAGGGGAGCCGAAATCCCTACCTGAAACCACGTTGTGCCGTCAGCGGACAGAAGGGGACGGTGCACCCCGTCGAACACCATGACGACCTTGCCGTCTTGGCCGAAGTAAATCTCGTTGAACGGATCAAGGCCGCCCTGTAGGAGCGGACTCCACGCCCCGGAGTCGAACACTTGGTAGATGCCGCCGTTGTAGGCGACGAGCGTCATCGGCACGCCACTCGTCAGGTAGATGCGGTCGCCTCCCTGAATCCGGTCCTGTCCGGCCACCGGCAAGGGCGTCGGCGTGAACAGGACGAACCCCTCGCTCGTGACCAAAGCTCCCGCCTCATGCAGCGAGTAGTTCCGCAGCATCTGCGCTTTGTAGGACGGCAGCGCCGTGGGCGACGAATTGAGGTCGACACCCCCGACCAGATCGCCGTAGAACGTGGCGATGTCTGGAATCTGGGCATCACGCTGGGGACGCGTCGGCATGAACTAGCCCTGCTGAATACGCAGCCGCTTCATCAGGTCTGACATCATCGCGCCCATGTTCTGTGGCGGGACGCTCGGTGCGCCAAGCTGGGGCGCGGCTCCCATCCCGCCGCCCGGCATGGGTGCGCCCCCCATCGGCATCGGTGGGCGGCCCATCGGGGCTCCCCCGCCGCCCGGTGGCGGTCCTCCGGGGCCCATTGAGCCCTGCATCCGCTGACGCAGCATCGTGCCCATCCCGCCCATTGGAGGCATCTGGGAGCCCCCCGTCGGCTGTCCCGGTGAGGGCATCGCCCCGCCGCTCTCGCCGGACATCATCTGATCCAACAGGTGCTTGAAGATGGCCGACTGGTCGCCACCCCCGCCCCCGCTAAAGTCGGGTTCGCCCATCGAGGCAAACGGATTCTTCTTGACCGGCACCCCGTGGGGTTGCAGGAACGAATAGGTCATGTCAGCCACTACTCACCCACCTTCAACGGACTCTGGACTTGGCCCCGCACCGAGGGCTTTCCGGCTTCAATCCGGCGCACCGGTTCCTGATGCTTGGGACAGAGCGGGAGTTCCTGCTCGGCCCCATTGATCGTGCCTTCACACCCGCAGGTGAACGTGATCTTCATCGGCGCGGGTCCGCCGCGAGGCCGATGCGCTGCCGCTGGGCCTCACGGAAGTAGTTGCGGGCCATCGAGACGCGCGTGCCGCCGGTCGGCTGCCGCCGTGCCAGATAGTCGGCCACCATGTCGCGGAACATCTGCGTCTGGAAGTTCATCTGCGGGTAGTTTCGGCGCAGCTTTTCCAGCGTTGAGGCCGCATGGTGGACGAGCGCCTGATGGTAGACCCGCAGGACAAGCTTCGAGTTGCCACCCGAACTGGTGGTCGAGTAGGGCTGGTCGGTGTTGAGCAGCATATCGGCCGGATACGCGCTGTAGGGAATGAGCGCGGTCCACGTGGCCGGGGCAACGATCCGTGGGGTCGGCACGACCCCGAACAGCATCCGGCCCCCATCCTCGCGCAGATACCACGAGGTCGGCTGCGAGAGCCCCACGCCGCGCCAACCGGGCTGCTCACGGTCGAGGAGCGGAATATCCACGCGCGGGAATTCGTTACCAGTGAGCGTCCGCACGATGCCGGGAATCTCTGAGACGTTCAGCCACGGTTGGGCGTCCGTGAACCGCATGAAGGCATCGTCGTTGATGACGCTCTCAAGGTCGTATTCGCTGATGTCGTGCACCAGATCGACCTGCGCTTCCCGCTGGAAGCAGTCGGTCAGGCGCGCGAACTCGCGCTGGGCGAGGTTGACGGCTCGCTTGCGGCGGACCAGCGTGAACCGCTCCGAGCGATCGGCGGACCCGAGTTCGTGGTCGAGCGCCTCGCCAAAGAGTTCTTCGAAGGTCATTACGCCACCACGCCGCCAACGCAGAACACGGTGACCGTGCCGCCCACGACGTTCGTGCTGACGCGAACGCGAATCGCCGCAAGGGCCACCGCCGTTGAGAACAGCAACTGGCCGTTCGAGGGGACGGTCTGTGCGGCTCCCACCACCGCCCACGTGCCCGCGTAGGCCACGTCATGGGCCGTCTCAAGCGTGACGGCTCCGGCCGAGACAGCGCCATTCCCGCGCACGTAGAGGCTGATAGGAGAAATGCCGCGCACGTCGATGGGAGCGCCCACGCCGGTCGTCAAGTTCTCGATGAGGTTGGTGGATACCTGTGCTGCCTGCATGAGGTCACTCCCTTGGAGGTCATTGTCGATGCCGCGACCATTCCAGCGGCCGCGCGTAAAAAGCCGAAAGTTGCCGAGCGCAAGGGCGCTGGTGCCCGACTGCTCCAGCGCCCGCACCCGCGAGACGATCCGCCGTCCACTGGTATCGCGGACTCTGACATAGCCGGGGCCGGGATTCTCGACATCAGCCATCAGGGCCTCCCAAAACAACAACAGCGGGGTTGGGCAAAGCCCTTCCCCGCTGCTGCCACTCACACGATGGGAAGGCTAGGCCGAGACTTTGAGCACCCGACCCGCCGCCGTATCGATCCAGAGCCGCCCCGGAATCCCAGGATCGGCCGTGGGCAGACCCGTGACCGTGATCGGATTGGCGATGGTTGCGCCCGTCCCGAGCGCGGCAGCCGGAGCCCCCGCAGGCGTGACGATCGGACCTTCGAACCCGCCCGGCGACACGACCGGTCCCGAGAAGTTGGTTCTGCCCATGACTTACGCTCCTTCGGAGGCGAACAGCCCCTGCCACATCCACGCGCCCCACGACTGCCGGAACCGGATCTTGACGATCTTGTTCCCGGTGTAGGGGTCGATGGCCGCAGGAATCTGGGTGATGGGCTTGCGGACGTAGGTCAGCAACCCGTGCATCGACTTCTGCGATGGGATGAGGAACCACGCGTCCTGATCCACGATGTGCGGATTCACGACGATCTGAATCGACCGCAGGGTCGCCAGCGGGTTCTTGTCGTTGTCGGCCGAGCCGGGCAGGCCCGCGCTGTTCACGATCTGATAGGCCGTGAACTCGAGCGCCGGCGGCACCAGCAGAATCCAGCCCTTGATCGGCGCGACCAACTGGCCGGACTCGATCTTGGTCTGCATCTGCGTGTCGATCATCGCCTGCGAGAGCGAGACGAACGACAGGTCAGCGGCCGGGGACAGCTTGTTGCGCGCCGTCCCGCCACCGGCCAAGGGCTGCGTGGCCGAGAACAGTGGCTGCCCGTTGCCAGTGAGTTCCGTGGTGAACCCGTTGTTGAGCGGGACCGCCGCGCGAAGCTCCTGCACATAGCGGGCAGAGAACGCCAGCCACTCGCCTGACCGGTTCAACTGGTCGTACTGGTCATCTTCGAGCGCCGTCTCCGTGACCTCGAACCCCATGCCGAACTCGACATGGGTAAAGTCCTTCTGCCACGCGGGACGAATCAGATCCAGCGTGTAGAGCTGACCTTCGGGCTTCTCAGGAACGTCGCCCATCGGGGTCAGCGTCATCCGGCGTTCGAACTTCCGGTCGCTGTTCTGGCTGTTGTAATACTTTGGGAAGATCGCCGGGTTCTCCTTCAGCGCGTCCTTCAGGATGCCCCGGATGACCTTATCTACGTTGTCGTAAAGCTGTGGGAATGTGCCGCGAACCTGAGCCATCGCTTATCTCCTTGAGTCTCTGAAGTCCGCGCCTAGCTGGCGAGGATCTTCCGGTCCGCGTTGAGCACCTTGAACACCACGCGCCCGTTGATTTCGCCGGGGTTGAGCACCTGCGTGATGTGCGCGAGGACGTTGGTCGTGTCCGACAGGTCGACGCGCCAGATGTTGTTGGTGGCGTCCTTGACGATTCCGTAGTCGAGGCCGATGTTCTGGTCGAGCGGGGTCGCGCCGTCCTGCACATGGGCGACGAATTCGTTTTCCTCGTCCGCCATCCAGACCGCGCCCTTGTTGCCCGAGAGCGTGACCTGTGCCGCTTCGGCCGCGATGCCCACGATGGGACTCGCGTCCGCACCGCCTTCCATGACTTCGTTGGTCGCGGTGACCTTGACGAGGATTGCGCCGGGCACAAACACCTGACCAGCCTGCGCCGGATAGTGATGGATGCGCGTGCCGGGGTAGTACGGACGGATGTAATTGCCTGCGCTGACGATCATGGAGACGCTCCTCTCCCAGACGAATTGATTGAAGTGGGTTGTCGGCTGCGTCCACGGGTGTCGTCACGCGGGAGCCGGATCAGCATTTACGGCTGCTGTGGACCGAAGATCGGGGTCCCCACTGGAAAGGCCGGACCAGCGGGGACCCGAACGCCGGGAGTCTACGGAAGTTCCGGCACGCTGTCAATCAGTTCGCCGCGCAACCCGCCCACGCCCGTCTTGTCGATGTCGCTTTTGCCCATCACGAAGTCGGCCGCTTCCTCGGTGCCGAAGCGCTGGGCGGCTGCTGACGCGAGGTTCTGCTTGGTTTTCTTCAGGCCGCTGGTGACGATCGCCGCTTTCCGCTTCCGGATACGCTCGGCAATCGACTTCGGCATCTTCATCAGGATTTCCTGCCCCTTGATGCCGCGCCGGATCTGGCCGTCCTTGTGGTCGGTCAGCCCGAGGTTCC